TCACCAATTCTCGAACGACCATTGTTGATGCAATCGTAGAAGGACTTGTCCATGCAGTTATTATGAATTCTTTAAAAGAATGAATAATAGTTACATCCACAAACGCCATAAAGGCGCAAACCCAACCGTATAAATCGGAAGGATTTAGTGATCCAATAATGGATAACAAATCACCACTATGATTAACAAGAATAATGATCGACCAAGCGAGTATTCCAAATAGGAATGACTCGACTAAACCTGGATTATGGAAGTCTGGTAAATAATTTACCAAACTTTTCATCCATTCACCTAAATTCCCATGAGAATCTAAATTTGATTTGATAAGAGACAGACCGTACGTTAACCCTGTAGCTATAATAGCTACAAGTAAGTTAAACGATACCAATAACTTAAATAACTTGAAAAGGTTACCTAGAGTTAAAGGAGAACGTCTGAATCCCACCATACCAAATGTAAATGATCTCACGGCTCTTGCGAGTAATGTTACAAATAACATGTAATATTATGTATTAGGTTGGTTGCCGATTAAGTCTTTAATATCTATATTCATTCGTGAAAGGATAGAGGACCATCGATTCCAATGAGTAAGCACATTCCTTTTTTCCAGAAATACTGGATCAGGAGAAGGGCCACTCATTTTTGGATCGAATAAATCCTTAATCTGGACTCGATCATAGATCTCTTGACACTCAAATAGAGTAGACAGAGTTTCCATAATCAATTTGGGAAGGTGGTCATTAACATGGTACATATTCGAATATGTAAAATATTTGGCAATACGATGTTGACCTCCACCTATTCTCTTTCTAATAAGAATAGGCAAATCCCCTAGTTCAGCTCTCGATCGTTTCATCTTTAGATAGATTACTTCTAAATCTGAAATATACTGTTTAGCCAGGGTTTCCACCTGGAACAACCTCACAAGACGAGATTCCTCGTCGTCTGTGTAGGCTGGAACCTGAAGACAGACTAACTGATGAATTGCTTCATAGTAGTCCGCCTTAGATTTCCTAAACATTTGATCGACCATGGTTGACGTTAGTTTAATTAACAATTCAAGACGCTCACCTTTCTGCCAATAATTCGGATCTGATCCATTTTCAATGGGATCATCAAACGGATTTTGTAAGAAAGAAAGCACTTGAGAGTTGAAAGAACTAGTCGTCTTACCCTTTTGAACAAGTTTAATTGGAGACATTTGATATAGTTTAATCAGCTCCCTATAAGTTTGAGGAATTAAAGTAGTAAGGTGTAAGACACCTACCGCTCTAGTTCCTAACTTAGTAGGATCAACTTTATAACCATATCCAAGAAATCGCAATCCTGCGAGTAGAGACATACCGTATTTATTCATAAATGAACTAAATGCGGCTACATTTCTATGAGCTGCGGATTGTTCTTTGAAGGGAACAGGTGAATAATCTGAACCTTCAAGGAAAAATCGTTTCGCAAATTCTACACCTCTCCCCTTGGGAGAAATAATAGATTTTGTTAGATTGATTTCGAGACCAAGTATCTTCATTACGGAAAGATACCGTTTTGCAACGGCATCATTTCAGATAAAGATATCATCTCCAAGTATCCCATAGTCCAAAAATAGCTTTCCCGTAGGAACTATTCCTGTAGTCCAGGCACAGTATTGGACAATATAGTGGTGAGTCATTGCTAACATAGCCCATGATGAAAGGGCCCCCATCGGTTGACCTACTGCGTAACGAACTGATTTCGGAAAGTTTTTCCCGATCTCAATTCCTTTTTGCAATAGATCTTTCGAAGCCGGCGTTCTGTAAGCTCTACCAACTAGTAGATCTTGCCATGCCCTAGAAAAACTAGGTCCATAGAAACAAGTCAGAATTTCGGCCTGAAGCCAAATGGGAAGTCGATCAGTTGCGGCACTCAAATCAAATGAGTAAATGGAATTTTTACCAAATGGCAACCTTCTTAAGGGCGCCAATTGATCAAATGTTCCATCTGTGGGTAGCTTTTTAAGCATCTCGAATAACCGTTTATGCAACGGCTTCAGAGCCCACTGAGTCCAAGGATCGACCATGGCAAATAATCTCACCTTACCGGCTGATTCCTCTTTAATCGCTAATTTCCCCAAGAACTTTACTGGGGTATGTGCTTCTACATTAGGAAGCATTAACCCTCTAAGGTACAACAGCGTCTGATTATTTGTCAGACGAGCTACGGTTAGCAAACTATCCCTGATTAGGGAGAATTCGGGCATCTCAAGAGTTGATAAACTCCGAGCTACCGATTCAGGATGTGTTGAATACACACCTTGAATTCTAACAGTTGTTGGACCCGCTTGGTAAATGGGAAAGAGCGATCCGGACTCAAAGGGCAGATCTAGAAGATTTCCAAACAATTGTTTGAAGGCTTCTAAATGGCCCCCGATCATCCGTGACCGAGAGGATTCAGTACTGATGGCAGTGATGGTCTTCATTTTTAGTTTTCCAGGGAAATCAATCTCTCTGTATAAATTAAAACATGTAAGCCAAAACCGCAAGATCAGTTTATTACCCTTCTTAATCATTTTTCTATGATAAGCAGGAATAATCCGAGGTAATCCAGATTTTGACCGACTTGGTCTACAACCGAAACCGGTTAAATCTGGGATATAATGTCCACTGGCAGCCTGTTGTAACATGATAGAGCAAGTCTTTAAGTAGATTGTTGTCCACTTAGACCCACTCTTTCGTGTCATCAGGCTTACCTTTCGAGCGAATATAGAGCTTAATCTAGCCCAGTTTGGGGAGACTCTTCCACCCATTGGGTATAATGTTCTTAATAGAACATTAACCAATGGCGATCCACTTTTAACATGGATCATGGCAGTAATTCTTCGACTATCGAATCTGGCTTTACTAATTCGGAATTTATTTTTAAATACGTTCTTCATTGTTAAAGTCGGGGTTGGCATATAAGCCTTAATAACCTTTAAGATTTAGTAGTTTTGATAATTACACTTCAGTTTCTCACTTCCTTTGGAAGTGAGGCTGCAGCCACCCTATGGTAGGGAGGAGTTTATCTCTCCTGCCGGGTTAAAATTAAATTGCGAGCTTACGCTCACCTCTAATTTTGCCCGAACCTGTAGAGGATAACATTTCATTCGGATATGATAGATCGAACGTCTCTAAGGGGTATTTAGGCCCTATTATAGATTACATCGTGTCTTCATATTGCTGATGCGAACTAGCTGAGTGCAAACTCGGCATCTGGTAAGAGTTTTATTACTCATTTAAAACCCAGAGCACCTACAGTAGCTTTTTAACCCAGTGGGAGCACCTTATACCACCCAAGGATCGTTTCTTTACCAAAAGAAGCCCTCTTAGAGTGACGTATAGGTCTGCAAGCACCTCCGTAGGAGGGTAGTGTTACTAGTTCGGCTAATACAGGATCGTAATTCTTCCAACTTGAGGTCTCGAAAGACCATAGAGCTTATAGGAAGTGATCTCTTCCCTTCTCTAAAAGAGAGAAGGAGTTCACCGTTTGTCCTGAATCATACAGGTACCGTCTTTAGGCGCGTTCAGATGTGGCTATCGGATGGATGTTAAACCATCCAGCCCCTCTGAGGGCGGGCTTCGAATTTGAAGCCAGCTAAGGGTTAACAACCCT